TGGCGAGCCAAAGGTATGGCGCATGCCAATCGTTGATACCCCTGCAATTGCAGAAGGTACAGCCTTGGTTGGTGCGTTCGGTACCGGAGCTCAACTCTATGACCGCGAGCAGGCAAGCATTCGCATTAGCGAGCAGCACTCTGACTTCTTCGTAAGAAACGCAATTGTCATCTTGGCTGAGCAGCGTCTCGCCCTTGCTGTCAAGCGTCCAGAAGCATTCGTAGTTGTTGACTTCGACGGAGCTCCAGAAGCCTAATAAGCATTAAGCGGAACCCCGTCTGTACCTTCGAACGGTACGGGCGGGGTTTTTGCTATATATGAGAAGATTAGACATGAAAGAAAACGATTCATTTCTGTTTGTAGGAAATATGCCATTATTTGGTGAACTCCTAGATGAAGTGTTGTCTCTAACACAAAAAGACTGGCTTAGCTACAAAGAACGAAAAGCGGCAGGTGGAGCAGCAGCGGAAAACACCGACACAATACCTTTAATTTATGACTTAAAGCATAGGATTGATTCGGGAATACTACACAAGGACCATGAACGTTTTAGTAGATACATAGACGATGCAGTTGAGGTCGTAATAAAAAAACTAGGTGAAGTCAAAGTTCAGCAAGCAATGCTTACAAACTTGAAAGCCGGCACCGTTATACCTAGACACAGAGACAGGGGTCCAGTGACAGCCAAGACCCACAGGATACACGTGCCAGTTATAACCAATACAGAATGTATTTTTAGTGTTGGTGATGAATCAAGAAATCTAGATGCAGGACAAATTTGGATTATAGATAACGTCAATAGATATCACAGTGTTGAAAATAAAGGCAATAACGACCGAGTCCACTTAATCATAGATGCAATTTGATGTGGGATAATTAAAACATGCCTACCTTAGGGCGGGAGAAGGTCCCTGCATTTATGCATGGGGCCTTCTCTTTTGTGCAATGATGTAATATATAAGAACTTATAAGTAAAGAGGATTCCATGGCAGAAGAAGGCAAATGCCCACCAGCAACGCAAGACATAGCCGTAAACATAAAAAATAGGCAAAGCGCAATCGAGTCTGCTGCCTATGGTCCACTTAACCCAAAAGAGCCGAATGACGCCTATTGGCAAAAGAAGGCCGACAGATGGGATGTTTCTGTACCTGAAGCAAAGAAGCAAACATGCGGCAACTGCGTAATGTTCGTCAAGACCCCCACGATGCTTGATTGCATTGAAGGCGGTCTCGGTAACGAAGAAGGCAATGTCGCCTGGGACATCATCAAGGCTGGGGAGCTTGGATACTGCGAAGCTTTTGACTTTAAGTGCGCATCAGCAAGAACTTGTGATGCCTGGGTTGTGGGTGGACCCATAACGGATGAAAAGAAACTAAAAGAGAAGTCACTTGAAATGGATTTCATCAAGCTTCAGAATACAAGACTTGTAAGCATCGACGTAAAAGATGACATCGAAAATGCTGAATTACCTGAGTGGGGTGAAGACTACTCTGATGAAACTCTTCTTGGCGAAAGCTCTATATCAACAAAATCCGCAAAGCTTAAAGACCCGAAGGGTGGACTTACACCTGCTGGGAGAAAGTTCTTCAATAGAACTCAGGGTTCAAATTTAAAGCCAGGGGTAAAAGGCGCAGCTGACACCCCAGAAAAGATGAAGCGCAAGGGTTCGTTCCTTACTCGCTTCTTTACCAATCCATCAGGCCCTATGGTTGACGAAAAAGGTAGAGCTACTCGTCTGGCATTATCTGCTGCCGCGTGGGGTGAAAGAGTCCCAAAGAACGCAGAAGACGCAGCAGCGCTTGCGGCTAAAGGCCGCAGACTTCTTGAAAGGTATGAAAATACAAAAAAGAACAAGAAGAGTGAATCTTTTGAAGACGTTGAGACAAAGGCAAAGAAGAAGCCATTCTGGGAACAGGATTCACCTTCCAAGGGAGATTCGCCCAAGCTCACAGATTCTCAAAAGAGAAAAGCTAAAGCTCGCGCTAAGGCTGCAGGAAGAAAATACCCAAACCTCGTAGACAACGCATGGGCTGCTAAGCAGAAGCCATGAGCGAAAGATTTTGGTACGGAGCAACGGTTCTTGGTGTTGTAGACGGAGACACGATAGACCTGATGATTGACCTCGGTTTTAACATTCATCACAAAATTAGAGTAAGACTCTATGGTGTAAACACGCCCGAGTCAAGAACTAAAGATTTGAAAGAAAAAGAGCTAGGCCTGAAAGCCAAAGAATTTACAAAAGACTGGCTGTCTAAACATAAGTGGGTTTATGTAAATACCATCCCTGACAAGAACGATAAGTACGGCCGTGTTCTTGCAAAGATTTATACCGATGAAGCGATTGCCAGACCAGAGGTCGCTTGCCTAAACGAGGACATAATACAGTCTGGTTACGCACGTGAGTATTTTGGGGTTGGCGACAAAACGTGGACAGAGTTCAAGAAAGAGACTAAGTAATGTCTGAAGAAAAATCAATTATCGAGATGCTCATGTCTGGAGCTCCAGTGCGAATTGTTAACCGCGTTGAGCCACGGCACCATTCACTTTCTCCAGAAGAGCAGGAACTTGCAGATGCCCTCGTGAGCATTGCTCAAAGGTATGGCAAGTTTAATGAAGACAAAAAAGGCATTTGGGCTGGCTACGACGAAGCGTCAAGCAATACTGTTGCAAGAATTGGCGTTAAGTGCGAAAACTGTGTTCTATACATGGGGGGCGGGCAATGCCGCATAATCCTTCAGACTGTTGAGCCTGAAGGAAAATGCAGATTTGCCGTCATACCAGACGGTGTAGTACAGATGGCAATGGGCGGCCCGATTATTTAATCGGACACGCACCAGTTGCACAGTCGTCCATATCCAACTCTCCGAAACCCTTAGGGGTATAGAGAGGGACAGTGAAGTCAACCTTGCCTAGAAGTTTTTCGTATGCTTCTTTTGTTATTTCTTCGTATGGAGCAAGAGCAAAGTTGTGGTCTGCATGAAGCAGGAAAGAAACAGACTTTACTGAATTGTCGTAGTTGTTCTCTAGCCACTCTTTAATAAGAGAGAGCTCTTCCTTGCGGTAGTAGACAGTTACCGATACGGCATTATCTGCCCATTCGGTCTGCATCTTCTTAACCCACTCAAGTTGCTCAACTGCTGTCATGTCTTTTGCAAGAACTGCATCCTCCGGAGACTCGCATGGGAACTCAACAACATAACGAGTATGGTCTTCGCGTCCATCAAGGCCCATGTCCCACTGAACCTTGTATCCACGCTTACGGCATGCCTCAACAAGAGGGTCTGCCGCACCAAAGCGCACACGACGAATGTAATGACGGGCGTAAGCGGGGTGAATACCTGGAGTGATTCCAGGAAGAAGAGAGAGTGTTCCTGAAGGCTGAACCGTAGTAAGTCTTACTGATTTAGGAAAAGACTTTTCTTTTGAATAGGCCTCGTCAAAATCACGCAGGTTCTTGTACGCCTCATCAAGCCATGAAACCTGCTCTGCTGAAGCCTGAAGAACGCCGGTAATAGATTGCCCAAGGCGAGCATTCTTGCTAACGATTTCTGTCGTCTTCTTGTATGGGTAGTTCATGCGAGTGATTTGCTTTTGCACCTTATAAAGAAGCGTGCTGATTTCCTTGAACTGCTCAAGCGACTCAATGTTTGGCAAGAAGATTGTTGCCAAGTTGCACGACTCTCCATCACCAAGCGCAATTTCTGCACATGGGTTAAAACCCTCAATTGAGTTATCTGGATTCTTCTCTCCAAGACGACCTATCGTGCGGGCAAGACGACGGTTAAGCAAACCATATGGCTCACCAGAGCCGTCATAGCCCTTCCATAGCTCAGACATGATTTCGTCAAAGTGGTCTGCGTAGATGCTGTTGTTTGAGTTTGCCCTCCAAGCAGGAACGTTTCCAGATGCCCAGTTCTTTGCACGAAGGAAAAGAACGTCATCAGGGTCACCCATTGCTATTTGCGCCGACCTACGTGACGAGCCGGAAACAACAATGCGACCAATAATGTTGCAAATATCCAATACATCAATAGACCTCAGTTTCTTTCCTTCACGATTCTTCATCACCTTGCAGATGTCTTCTATGCCGTCAACGAGCGCGCCAGGTCCGCTTGCTGTTCCACCAAAGGTCTTCAATGGTGCCCCAAATTCACGAATCAAAATTGTGGAGTAAGAGAAAGATTTGCCAGTATCAAAATAAGAACGCAAAACACTATGAAGAAGACGACGCCATCCTTGACGTGAGTCAGGAACAATAATGTCAGCATCGTTGGTGCGCTCGTGAGTAACAGAAACATTCATCTTTACTTTTGGTAAGTCATGAATCTTTGAACGCTCAACAGAAAAACCAACGCCTCCACCAAGCATGAGATAGTCAAACAGGAGTTCAAAGTCTTCTACCTTCTCAATGTTTGTGAAGTAACAATTGTTAAGAGAAGTGGCGTTGTATTTTTCTACTAACGGTGTTCCGAGTTGCCATAAAGACCTACCCGAAAAAGAACAACGCAAGTTAAAGCAGTGGTCGAATAAAGTCTCTGCTTCATCTTTTGTAAGCGGTACCCCAATGTCAAGTGCGCCATTAATAACGCGCTGTAAAGTTTCTGCCCAAGTTTCGTTGTCACCGTTTTCCTTCTGTCTGCTATATGTGCGAAGAAATACAATTTCTCCTAGTCCGTTAAATCCCCAAGGGGCTTTCTTTGTTGCGTAAGAGTCGACGAATAGTTGTTCTAAATGGCTCATTTTTTTCCTGTTCAATATGCCTTGGGTAGGTGGGAGTTACTATTGTAACCTACAGGCAAATACTAAAAGAGTCCAGTGTCTAAGGAAGTTTTGGTCTTTCGACTAAACCGAGGCGTTCTGCTTCTCTGTAAGGAATGTATTTGCCTTTTTTGTATAAAAGAACTTTTGCACGAGTGAACGGAGTTATTTGTCGTTCTTCAAAAATGTCTTGCTCAACAAGAATTGTTTGGGTATCAATGATTGTTTCACTAGAGCCCTGACCATAGATAACTATCGGAGGACCAGAGTCGCCAGTGCAGTCTCCAGTAATGTGTCCACACACAATGCATGGCTGTCTATCTGCTCCAACCAAAGTTGTGTCACTAAACAGCCTTCGGGGGCCATCTCCGGGTGAAGAGTTTTCATAGAAATATCCCATGATTTATTTTATCACTCAGGAAGTTCTTGTATATAAAATCCGTTATTATGAATAGCTTCTTTTAATTCAAAATAAGCATCGTCCGGAAGGTCCTCTATGGATACCGGTTCTGATAGTGATTTTCTAAGCATTTTAGGAAAACTAGAGTTTCTCAATACCTTGTCAGCATTTCCTGGGTAGGTGAGAATTTCTCCCCACTCAATTTCATTGTCGGCTAAGTACTTGTACGGCAGGGCTACCAGGTCGCTCAACATCTTGTCGTTGGTTATAGAGGCGTGAGACACCGTTATGCACTCCATAACGTCACTATCCCGCTCTGCATAGACTTTTGCCAAATCAAGACCTTTTGTCCTGCTGGAGTCCCTTGAGCAGAAGCCCTCAGCAATCATGGTTAGGTCCGTAACGCCCCAATATCGACGGAGGGCGGTACACAGCTGTCCTGACCTCGTAAGCCTCTCAGCGTGCTCTAGGTCCATTATGGGCTTTTTCATCTGGCATATTATTTCCAGCTTGTCATCTATCCAGCCCATGAAATTAAAGGTCAAATCTTCGCCAACACCAAACTCTTTGACGGACATCTTTTTAGCCAATTGGGCAGACGTTATTGCCAGCGCAATTTTACTAAAATTATTGTCGTAACTTGATTCCACAAAGCAATAATAATCACACTTTAGGTATTTCCAGGGGACTTCCACTACGGAGTGATTCTTGTGGCTATTATGTCGGTTATGGCAACACAGAAGAAAAAGTCAACCCCCAAGAAGTCAGCCCCCGTAAAGAAGGCTACTGCTAAGAAAACCACCACCAAGAAGGCTGCTCCAAAGAAGTCTCCTTCCGGTAAGGCCCCTGCGAAGAAGGCAGCCACAAAGAAGGCTGCTCCAAAAAGCACTGCCGAAAAAGTGGTAAAAGCAGTTTCTCCGGTTGTCAATGTTACAAGTACGTCAACAACATCATCAACTCCTGATATTAGGGTCAACTTCAACACTGCACCTATCCATACAGCTGTGGACAAGACTGTGGATAACATCTCAGTTGCAATCAACGACATCGTAGATGAGCTTGAGACAGCATTTGAAAGCATCCAAAAAGTTTCCTTCTTCAAGAGGATTTTTCGACGCAAGAAGTAGGCGTTAGTGACTACGGAACACCGTAAATCACCACGCAAAAAGGTCATCTCGGTAAAAAAAGTTGGCGCATGGGGAAATGTCTCTTATGAGCATTTATTGTCATGCGGTCACGTCGAGGCTAGGCCAAGAAAAGCATCAACAAAAGCACTGGCCTGCGCTTGGTGTTTTAAGTCCGTCAATATGGGCAAGCAAATGATGCAACTTGGTTCTTCTGTTTCTTATATGGAAGAAGATTCGTCGTCTGAAGAATCCAACATAAATAGCATCAGGGCTTCAATAGCTGCAAAGTTTAATGTCTCTCTTGAATCGGTAGATGTTATTTCTACTTTTGAAAACCAAGAACTAAAAATTCAGTACGCAACGGTATTTCTTTCTTCCCTTGACGTCGGTAGGATAACCAAATCGTAACCTACAACGGAGGACCCAATGGCCGACAAATTTGACGAAGCTCCACGAGACGGCAAATGCAAAGGCCATGATACCAATATGTGGTTTCCGGTTTTTGGAGCGTCCCCAACGAGGGAAGAACGCAAAACAAATGAGCGAAACACTGCTCAGGCTTTAATAATTTGCAAAGACTGCGAAAAAACTGAACACTGTCTTGAGTATTCGCTTCGTCACGAACCCTACGGAATATGGGGAGGCAGAACTGAACTGCAGAGAGCCAAGATGAGAGCAGCAAGAAGCATCAGGCTCTCACGAGATGCTCGTATATTCTTCCCAGGAATCGGTACTAGAAATGCAAACGGCGACTTTAATGGTTGGCGTGAAATGGATGCGCAATGACACAACCCAACTTTAAACATACGGAAGAGTTTCTTTCTCGCCTTGTGGGCGTTAAGTCTTCTTCCTCTGGTTGGGAAGCCAGGTGTCCATGTAGAGACGACGATAAAAACCCATCCCTATCAGTTGCTGAAGATGCAAACGGAACAGTGCTGGTTCACTGCCATAGAGGCAATGGGTGCGGAGTAGAGAAGATTTGTTCGTCTGTGGGGCTAAAGCCGTCAGACCTATACCCTGTGAAGATAGAGAAAAAAGAACGCCCACAGGAAAAAGAAAAACTTACTCTTGTCAAAGAGTACGACTACCTTGATGAGCATGGAACGCTTTTGTTCCAAAAGCTTAGATACGTTAACCAGTGGGGCGCAAAAACATTTAGACAGCGCAAGCCATCGGAAAACGGAGACTGGGTTTATTCCCTCGGTGACACGCCCAAGATTCTCTACAACCTTCCATACATCATTCAGGCCAAAGAAGCAGATGTCCCAATTTGGCTTGTAGAGGGCGAAAAAGACGCAGACACATTAATGGACATGGGCATTGTTGCCACAACGGCACCAGGAGGTGCAGGCAAGTGGCTTGACATAAATACACAGTCTCTTGCTGGGGCAACGGTCGAGATTGTTGCTGACAACGATTCTGTCGGAAAAGCGCATGCCATACATGTTTGTGAACAGCTTCGCAAGGCAGGGTGTAATGCAACAATATTTATTAGTCCGTATGCAAAAGACGTTACCGACCACATACAGGCTGGACACTCGCTAGATGAACTTGAGTACTTTGAACCTTCTGAATTTGTTGAAGAGATTCAAGAAGTAGAGCAAGAGATAGAACAAGAAAAAGACAAGGGACAAGAAATCCTTGACAGGCTTTCTAAAATCTTGGACAACGGAGAACTCAACACTCTTCAGAAAATAGTAAAAGCATC